CATCCTTTCTTCTTTGACCCATGTGTTCAGTAGTGTTTGATCTGTTGACCATTTCCAGTTTCCTAAGCCGTCGACAAATGGTTTAAATCTTGGTCGATTAAGAAACTGACGAGGTGTTTCACCATTGAGATACTTCTCAATCGACTTATTAAGAATCATCATTCCCATGTTGAAGAATTCGCCACCAGCATCATTCCACTTCCAGTCAACATTACGAATGTTTGCATACTGCATCTTAGAGTAGTTGACGATCTTGGCTTTGTATTGTGGTGTGATTGGCATCTCTCGTTCGACAACACCTGCAAAATCACAATCCGTCCCAGCAGCCTCAAATACATTGGGACTGCCAGGACGGATCCAAATATCTGCATCTATGATTGCAATCTGATCATATGACTTTAAATAAGCAAAGGCGTTTTCCTTCTCATAAATTGGAAGGAACCCGCCATGCTTTTCATATGATTCTTTACTTCTGTTGGTAGCAAAGATGTCTGGTTTGATCATTAAGATTGGTGTTCGCTGGACCTCGTAGTCAGCACCAATTGCTTCTGCGTAAGCCTTTACAGACGCTGTACAATGATCATAGAGCTTCGACCTCTTCCCCAAATAGACCTGGTATATCAATCTTTTCATTAGCATTCTCTACAATAGTTTTGGCAATTTCAATCGCTTCATCGAAGTGAGGACGGAATCGATTACTCTTAGCCCCATTGTCGATAAACCACTCTAGGTTCTCAACAATTCCCTCACGTCTAGATTTATCTAGCTTGTATTCGTGGACAATTTCTTCCCAACGAGTACGAAGATTGAGCAGTTCAAACACTTCCAGTCGCATATTTCCAAATCTCCTTCCAATTTTTGACGATGTGTAGATTCTCACCCATATTATGGCCATGTTCAACAAGAATTGAGTCAAGGCCATACTCTAGACCGACTCGAGCATTCTCAGGTTTGTCTTCAACCCAAATGCATCCAGTGCCAGAGTATTCTTTGAGAGCTTCGTGTTTGTCAGCACCAGTGTCTAAGTAGACAAACCGCTCAAAGACAGTTTCACCAAACAGCTTCTTGAGGTTAAGCGTACGAAGCTCACAAGCTGAAGGATCTAGTGAAAGAGAAGTAATCACATGAAAAACATATCCATGCTCACGATGAAGTTTTTGAACGTAATGAACAGCATCACGAAGTGGAGGAAGAAATCCAATTGCAGCTGATTCATTAAACATTCTGACAAGCATTTTTTTCTGCTCAGGGAGCATTCCATAACGCTTGTGAATCTCATAGACATGCTCAGTTCCTTCGAGCTGAGTAAATCCATGTCGTTTAACCCAGACGCTGAATGCGTATTCCCAGTTGAGGAGTACACCATCAACGTCAGTTAGTATCACATTTTTTTCCATTATATTTCCTATATTTAGGTGCGTTCGTATTGATCGTCATCCCATTCATCGAGCTCTTTGTCGTATCCAGCATCAATAGTATTTTTCCAACTACGTCGATGCATCTTTCCATCTTCTTCTCTGATTCGGATGTCTTTGTTCAGAGAACGATATTTGTTGCGATCACGATTCTTGTTACGAGGATCAAAACGACTGTATTTAGCCATTGTAGTAGCTATTGCACCTTTCTGTTAGCAGGCCTCTTGGCCATAGTTGTTGAGAGTGTTTTCGATTTCTTTAGCGAAGTCTTCATATCCTCCGATGTGACGGCCGTGCCACCAAATCTGAGGGATCGTCTTTACGTTAGGAAGCATATGCTTTAGCTGAGCCTTGTAGTCATGTTGATCATTATCTACATCTCTGTATTCAAAGTCAAGCTGATATTGTTCAGCTAACGCTTTTGCTTTTTGGCACCATCCACACCACGGTGCTCCGTAAATGATAACCATTAGTAGTCCTCTATGTTTAGCATTTCTTTCGTCATGATGTAGTCTCTGACAAGACCAGACCTGACGATGTCTTCCCAACCAAATGTTATTATACTGAAGTTTTTCATAACTTCAACGATGCTCAGGAACTTAAATATTCCTTCGCGCTCATCTTTATATTTGAAATCTGACTGCTTGTAGTCACCACAGAAAATAATCCTGCAGTTCTTACCGACACGTGTAATCACTGAGTCTAGCTCGTGGAAATTCATGTTCTGCATCTCATCTACAACTATGATGCTGTTATTGAACGTCACACCACGTATATACGATGTCGACTCAAACTTGATCTTCTGCATGCCAACAAGTTTATTATATGCTGATGGATCATCAAACAGCTCTGCACAGATAGACTTGTATGGAAGCTGGTAAGTCTCTTCTTTTTCTTTTTGATTACCAGGCAAGAAACCTTGATCACGTGTCGGAACGACAGAGCGCATAACAATCAGCTGATCGTGAACACTTTCTGGATTGAGGACGTCGTTGAGACCAAGATACATTGCTATAAAAGTTTTACCAGTACCAGCAGATCCTGCCAACACAAGATGATCGCCATCATCCCATGCTTCAAAGACTTCTTTTTGGGTAACTGTAATTGGGTTGACGCGTGGAAGTGTATCACCAGTAGGCGTCAAGTTGACTGATCTATTTTTCTTTGTCATTATATATTAATCGTGTTATTCCGACCCGATTCTTTCTTGATTTTCTTAAGAAGGTCTTTCCAGTCGGTGCTTGTTTTACTTAAAGTGCCACCAGTCATTGAAACAAAGTTGGGTGTAGATAGCTGTTGAGTATAAAGACCACTACTCAATAACAGATCTCTTTCAGCTAGTGAAAGAAACATTTCTTGAACCTCGCCAGTCTCAACATGGATCATATTGTATGTAGGCATGTGTACTTCCTTTGTGTGGTCGGCTGATCAGCAACCAGCCGACCAGCTTATTCTCCTATTGCACTACTTGTTGTCGATACTCAGATATCACATTGTTTAGGTATAGTTTTTTTTGACTCAACTTATTTACTAAATCGGTTTTGCCTTTGTTTTGTACCTTTTTGATATATGTTTCCAATTCATTGATGTCTTGAATAAGTCTATCGAGCTGAGAAGTCATGCAATCTCCTATTTTGTTATTATAGTTTACTTGGAAATAAGACCAGGAAATACCTCCTTTACCAATGCCTTAGTCAATCCTTTTGCTGGGGGTTTTTTAGCGATCATCATCAAAACTAGTTCAGCATCTTTGGGGTGAATTGACTCAATCATTCGAATAAACATTGTCTCACGTTTGATTGTCGTTAGCTTTTCGCCAGGACCACCCTTAACAAAATACTTGAACTGATCAAATTGTTTAAACAGATTGGAAGGAACGCTAGAAATATCAGCAGGGGTGTAAGGTGGCTTACTGTCCGGCAACAGCCAGACAATAGCATCGTCATATGTTCCTTTAAGAATATTCTTCAAAGCAAGTGAATTGTGTTTGTTAAGCAAGTCAATCTTTTCTTGCTTTGTAGTTGCTTTGCTAATTAAATCCATTACTTCATGGAGCAGTGGTACAATTCTTTCAACCATTTATATAAAGTCTCCAATATCATCTAGAAGTTGCCTACATTGTTTGTCAATCAAATACGGCATTACCTTCTTCTTATTATGTAGCTTGTCACCTTGACTGGTGAAGTTATTTATAATTTCGTGTTTTAGTTGATCAGGAGTTTCTGAGAGGTCAATCAACTTTTTGTTGCGGAGGTAATTGCGGTAAACCTCTTCACCCATGTAGTTGATATCCTCTGTCAACTTATCAATTGTTGTTTGTCTTAGGGGAGTTTGTCTAATGCTATCAGTAAAGCAGTTATCAGCAGAAAGGACATTAGGAATGCCATCAGCTTGGTCCCCTTTGAGGATCAAATCAAGTAAATCTTTGCGGGGATTTTCAGTGATCATGAACTTCTTTAAAGCAGGGGAATACTGCTTGACATTGCCATACTTTTGCAGCTGTACAAAGTCCTTGTCAGCAGAAATAATTAGAACAGGCTCATAGTGGCCAAACTCTTGAGTGTGTTCTACAAGTGTAGCAATCACATCATCAGCTTCACAGCGATCGACTTTAACAACCTTGTAAGGAAAGTTCTCTGCAATCTCCTGATGAATCAGTGAAGTGATCCGAAACACCTCACTCCAATCCATTTCGGACTCTTGACGAGCTTCCTTCCGCTTTGCCTTGTATTGCGGAAATACCTCTCCACGCCAAGGTTTCTTACTATCTACAGCAAGAACAATCTCACCGTAGTGTTCGTGAAATTTTTTTCGATACATCCTAATGCGGTTGAGAATAACATGGCGGATAAGGTTCTCATCGAGAACAAGTTTCTCCATGACAATGGTGCCAACAGCAACACCATTGTAGTCGATAATAATCATATTACGTGTTTCCTGTGTATTTTACATCCAATGAACGAGTTGTAGAATTGTTCTGGCTTGAGTAGTACATCATACTCGAACTGTAGCTTAGCTTCCCAGTAAGAACATTCACCTTTCGTCTTGCATAATTTTACTATCTCTCTACGATAGTTACAACGGCCTTTTTGTTCAACAAGCATTTGAACTTCTTTGCTTGAACCAAAATAATCTCGCCAATCAGATTCCACGCGCGTCCGTGTTCTTTTCTTTCTTGTCTTTGTAACAGGCAATACTTTAGGACTCCAGAAGAACTTCTTCCCGAGATACTTCATTCCAGTGTCTAGTTCGGTGATGATGTATACAAATCCCTGATACTGTTGAGGAGTATCATTGAATTCGTTACCTTCATAATACCACATAAAAAAATAATCCCGCTGTTACGCGGGATTATTTATTACTCTTCTTCTTCGTCATTCATTGACTGAAATTCGATCCCACTACCACACATTGGACAAAACTGAGGGACTTCTTCCGCATCAATAACAAGAACTTGAGTTTCTGTGTCACAAACTTCACAGACTGTCCAATACTCTTGTTCCATTTCTGCTCCTTAGAACGTGATTTCGCAGGCACCACCAGCACAAGCAATAGCACCCATCGTATCTATATCAGTAAATCTTTTCTCACCAAGCTGACTGATAAAATCTACTGGTTTTAGATTCTGCTGGATCTTTGTCCATTTATGCAGGAGATAGACATCCTTCAAGCAGTATTCCGTCTGCTTGAGATCACCATCAAAGTAGTTGTCAGCAAACTTCTTGAATCTGCGAACCCAGTCTTTGTTGAGATCAGATACTTCTCCACGATACTCATCAACCATCTGTGCAATTGACGTTGCTTCCCAGAGATCACGGAATCCTGCTTTGCGAGTGTCGACAATAAGACCAGAAGCAAACAGAGCTGCTTTGCCATATCTTGTAACGATTTCATCCTCTGTCAGAACTTCTGTGTTTGGTGCCTGAGCAAAGTCTTTGTCACCAGATCCAGCAAGGAATGAGATTCCTGCAAAGTACTTGCGGTTGTCGTAGACATAGTCTTCAACTTGAGACCACTGATGAGGCATCACGGTGACAGTGTTTGACACATTGTGACGAACGCGAGGATCTGCACAACGCTCTGGACGTGTTCCGGCTTCTACCCAGTTTTGCTGAACGAGCTTAACCTTCTCGAGTAGATTGACTCCATAGAGATCTTCACGGTAGAGCGACCCTGCAGGAGAAATGACAGGGAATCCAACACAATAGTCGGTCTTGTTGTTTGACCACACAGACTCTTCAACCATGTAGGGATTG